AGAAATAGCTCTTTATGCTGGTAATCCAGTTAAGATTGCTAACAGGATTTACTCCAATAGGATGGGTAATCGGGATGAGGAGAGCGGAGATGGCTGGCTTTATCACGGGCGCGGTTGCATACAGTTGACTGGTCACGATAACTATTGGCACTTTGGACAAGCGGTAAACAAAGACTTTACAAAAGAACCGCAACAAGTTGCACTTCCAATGTATGCGGCGTTGTCTGCTGGGTGGTTTTGGAAGACTCATGGATGTAACGAATTGGCTGAAGCTAAGAACTGGGAAGGTCTTACAAAACGGATTAACGGCGGTACTTTTGGACTAAATGAACGCATTGAATTAACTCAGCACGCCCTTGCTGTTTTGGGTGGATAATGAGAAAATCAAAACGTAAACCTAAAAATGAACCAATGTGTAACGCCAAACCAGAAACTCCAGCACTTACCCACTCTTTAACGGTTGGGCATTACTTTACGACTGCCGTTTATACAGCAGAAAAGCCTGATTTTTTGGAAGCCGCCAGAGCAGTTACAGACGAACATATTAACAATGTTAAAGCTAATCAACAGCTTGATGAGATTTATCCAGTTAGGATGACAAATAACATTTATACCGATCCCAGATTAGCTGATTTTGTTAAGTTTGTTGGCGAACAATCTTGGTACATTTTATTCAATCAAGGTTATCGTATGCAGGATTTAAGTACGGTAATAGAGTCTATGTGGTGTCAAGAGCACTACAAGCATTCCCTTATGGAGCAACACGCACATACAAACCCAGTACAAATTGTTGGGTTTTATTTTATTGAATGTCCTGAAAAATGTTCAAGTGTTGTATTTCATGATCCAAGGGCGGGTAAAGTACAGGCCAGTTTGCCAGAAAACAATCCAGGATATATAACACCAGCGAGTAACAATGCTGGATTTAATCCCAAAGCTGGGCAGTTTTTCTTTACAAATTCTTGGTTAGCGCACTCTTTTTCCAGGCACGCATCTGATTTACCAATTCGGTTTATACACTTCAACATGGAAGTTAAACCAACAATATATCAAAACCCAAAAGTTGAGATAGTGTGAAGTATAGGATAAGATTCAACAAGTCCAGAGGACAGCCTGGAAGAGGCACGTTAGATCATGCTTGGCGGGTTTTTGAGGGCGATAAAGAGTATTTGGTTAAGAACGTTAAGATTAATGTTTTTTGCTATAGCGAGCGAGAGGGTGAGGATTGGAATATGTGTTGTGATGGTACGTTAAAGTTAGACAGAGAAACATCGACAGCGATTATTGAATAATGTCATTTTTAAAACTTACTTTTAAACCTGGGATTAACAGGGAAAAGACTCAATATGCATCAGAGGGCGGGTGGTATTCGAGCCAGCTTGTGCGTTTTCGCCAGGGTTTTCCTGAAAAGATTGGCGGTTGGACGCAGTATTCAGCTAATACATTTCTAGGTGTTTGCCGTTCTCTTTGGAATTGGTTTACTTTATCTAACATTAGTTATATTGGAGTAGGAACAAACCTAAAGTTTTACATTACCAGCGGTAATTTTTATTACGATATTACACCAATTCGTACAGTTAATTCACTTACCAATCCATTTACAACCACTAGCGGGAGCAAGTCTGTCAAGGTTACAGATGCTAATAGTGGATTTATGGTTAATGATTTTGTTACGTTTTCTGGTGCAACGGCTGTAGGCGGTCTTACGCTTAATGGCACATATCAGGTTACAACAGTAACGTCTGGTACAACTTATACGATCACAGCGGCAACAGCGGCAACAAGCAGTGCTGGCCCTGGAGGCGGCACAGTATCAGCATCTTACCAGCTTAATACAGGACCAGCTTACGAAGTTGCATTTAATGGATGGGGCGCTGGAGCTTGGGGTGGAGGAACATGGGGTAATGGTAATACAGTTCTTCAGGCTTTACAGATTTGGAATCAATACAACTATGGCCAAGACTTAATTTACGGTCCAAGAGGCAGTGGACTTTATTATTGGACGGCGGCAAATGGAACGGGTACGCCAGGGGTTAACCTTAACACGCTAGGTGGTACGGTTACTATCTCTATAGGTTCTCCAGCGATTATTGTTTCTAACTTAACTTTGCCAAATGGAAGCTCTATTACGTTTGCAACAACGGGCGCTTTACCAACTGGGTTATTTACGGGTACTCAATATTATGTAGTTAACGCGTCTGGTACGCAGTTTAATGTGGCTTTGGCTCAGTATGGAACACCAATCAATACGTCAGGAACGCAGTCAGGAACGCAGTCTATTGCGATACTTGGGGATGTGCCAATATTCCAGAATAACATTATTGTGTCCGATGCGTCTCGGTTTGTTTTGGTCTTTGGGTGCAACAATGTTAATTCAGCGACTATAAACCCAATGTTGATACGTTGGTCAGACCAGGCTAATCCTTATGTTTGGTATCCATCTATTACCAACCAAGCGGGCGGTCAAACGCTTTCGCACGGCTCACAGATTGTAACGGTCATTCAGACTCGCCAAGAGATTTTGGCTATTACGGATGCGGCGGTTTATTCTGTCCAGTATGTTGGTCCTCCATTTGTTTGGGGAACTCAGCTTATGGGTGAGAATATCTCTATTATGGGACCGAATGCGGCAACGCTTGCGGCGGGTATTGTGTACTGGATGGGGCGCGATAAGTTCTATATGTACACGGGTCAGGTTATGACTTTACCATCTGATCTTCGTAGATTTGTATTTCAAAACTTAAACCAAAACCAAGCTCAACAGGTTTATGCCAGTACGTCTGAAGCTTTTAACGAAGTTTGGTGGTTCTATGTGTCAGGAACAGGCACGCAGATCAATGCATATGTTGTTTATAACTATGTTGAGCAACTGTGGTACTACGGGTCATTGGCAAGAACGGCGTGGTTGGATACGGGATTACAGTCATCTCCTGTTGCGGCAACGTACAACGGTTATCTTGTTAACCAAGAAAGCGGTGTTGATGATAATGAAACGGGTACACCAGCGGCTATGGATTGCTACATTACATCTTCTGAGATTGATATTGCTCAAGAAAAGGGTGAGCGGTTTGCTTTTGTAGATAAGTTACTACCAGACGTAACATTTACTGGGTCTACAGCGGGCACAACACCGCAAGCTACAATGACTATTTATCCTTTGACTGCTATGGGTTCAGGTGTAGGCACGCCAAACTCGCCGCAAGTTAACTATATAGCGTCTGTAAACCTTACTGAAGAATTTACAAATTATGTATATGTACGCATTAGAGGCCGCCAATTGATAATCAAGATGGAATCCAACAAGATTGGAACAAATTGGCAATTAGGATCACCTTTGATGAGCATTAGAGCGGATGGTAGAAGATGATACCTGTTAACCCAATCCCTCCTAACCTGCCTTTTGCTCCTGATCCATATTCAAAACAATGGATGGACCAGTTTGAGAAAGTGTTGCAGTTGTACTTTACACAAATTAACACAGCAAATGCGGCAACTATTTCACAAGTATCAACAAATCAGACATTGATCTGGTTGGAGGCTTAATGGCTAATTATCAAAACGTAACGCCTAATCAGCTTGCTCAGTCGGCTTTGACAACGAGTTATGTTGCTATTTATACGGTTCCTACTACGGTTAGGGCGTATCTTAAGGACATAGATATTTGCAATACTACGGCTGGTGCATTGAATGTTTATGTATCTATAGTGCCTTCTTCGGGTACAGCGGGTACTTCAAACGCCATTTTCTATTCAACGTCAGTCCCAGCTTATTCTACTTTGCAGTGGACTGGATCGCAGATTATGTTGGCGGGTGTGACTTTACAAGCAAAAGGATCGGGTACAGGGTTAACCATTACTGTTAGCGGTGGGGAGGCTGTATGATTACGCTATATCCATCACAAGGAAGCTCTTCAAATCCATCTACTGTTTATACAAATAATGAAAGCCCATTGGCTTTGCCGCCATATTTGCAAGTTTCTAGAGGATTGGTTACAGGTGCTTCTGTAGTTAATATTTATGGGTATCAAAATGCACTGCCAAATTCTAGTGCCGCAACTTATTATCCTGTTTGGGAAAACACTACTGCTTATACATATCCAGGCTCAGCGTCAACAATGTTACTTTGGAGCTCATCTGGATCGGACACAAATGTATCAGTATTAATTAGCGGGCTTGATTCAAGCTACAACTTATTGTCGGAAACTTTAACTTTAACCAATGGCACAACAGGCGTAACTACTGCAAATTCATACTTAAGAATCAATGGAATACAAG